CTAAACGAACGGAAGATCGTGTTTCCGCCGACGTACTGCAGGCCGTGCATCGACCGTTCTTTGTAGACGACGAACGTGTCGCCCAACGCAAGGCCGTCCACGATGTGATCGGTAGTCTCTGCCAGATCACGCTCGCCGGCATCCAATGTCGCGTCCGTAATGTCCCACGACACCGGAAGCGCACCAGGCTCTGCGGCGTGGCTCCACTTGACCATGTGCGGAAAGTTCACCCCCGCCTTGGTGACGTTCAACGCCAACAGGTAGTTCTTGAACGACCGCAGCGACTTGCACCGCCAACCGCTGTTCCAGTCCGTCAACGAGGCAAGGTTGTTCGCCGTGTTGCCGTCCCAGTACCTTGGCGTATCGGTCTGGTTGTTCTGGATGTAGATGCCACCAAGGTAGCAGTGCGTGAACCTGCTGTCCTTGTCGCCCGTCAGCGCAGTACCAGTGATGTCGGTTTGCGTCGTGCCGTCGTCGGCGTAGGTGTTGTCGTCGTCTGACCAAATCCAGAAGTTCTTTGCCGGTGTCCGGTAGTACGCAACATGCCGAGGCGTCGTGGTCGGCTGCGTAATGGGCATCTCAATATGCCCGCTTGTCTTGCCAGCGTAACCGTCTCGCATGCGAGCGTTGAGGACGTAGCTCCACTGCCCATCCTGCAACTCATGCGACTCGACATCAGCAACGATGCCGCCGCCGACGCTTTTGATGGTGAACTTCATCGCCGCCGTGCAAGAGCGTTGGGCAATGCCTTTGCTGCCGGCATGCGCATCATTGTGGGAACGGAGTCAACACCGTGCCACGAACCGTCAAATCGTTTCCCGAGCAGGCTTTCATCCAACGAACTGATCGGCATGAAGCAGTCACCCTCCGGCATGCAGACAAGTTCGCTGACAGCCTTGCAGACACCGTTCTCGTCCAGTTCTGCTACGTATGGCATCACCACCACTCCACGACTTCATATGAAACTGTTGAGTTAAAAGTTGCGCTACTGGCTTGCGGTCTAGTAGCAGTAACTGTAGTGCTGTTGGTTAACGAAATTCGTGGACCAAAAGCACTTGGATTTACCACTTCACTGCTGGAGGCAACCTGTGTTCCGCCCAAATGACGCAATTCAGTTTTGGCAGTGTTAACTGCAGAAATTGTCGCAGTAGCAGAACTGCTTGAACTAGTAATACTAATCGTCCCGCGCTGGATGCTCTTGATCTTGCTCGGGCCGATCAACGCCCAGTTGGTCGCGTCTGCGCTCGGGTCCGTAGTGCCACCGCCCGCAACGATGCGGACGTAAGACAGATAGTTCGTCGGCGACCAGACGATGGAGTCCAGCGGGTACGTGGTCCCGCTGACCCACTTTGCACCGGCAGCGCCGCCAGCAAATTGACTCAATGTGCTCATGTGATCCACCAGCCCAAGGTTGCGTTGACGTAGCGAAGCCGTACCGTCGCGTATGCGTTGTCGATGGTCAAGTCTTCTGCCAGGTCCATGATGTCGTTGCCGTTGCGCGCGACGACGTTATCCACTCGACCGTTCGCCACAGACACCCAAACTTCCGCGCCAGCGGCAGGCGACCCCGGAAGCGTCACAGTGCTAGCGCTTGCGTTGGTCAGCACGTAGTGCGTGTTTGCCGTTGCCGTCTGCGTCGTGCCAGTCACAACAGACAGAGACGGAGCAGAACCCGCTGTGGCAGACGCCACCGCAGCGGCAACGAATGCCGTGCTGGCCGCCTTCGTGGTGTTGTCGCCGCCCGTCTGCGTTGGAACAGTGACCGTCGCGCCCGTGAAATCGTGCGTCCCCGTCCACGTCTCGCCTGTCGCATCGGCCTTGCTGGATACGGCATTCAGTTCTGTGTGCGATACCGTCACCGCCCCCGTGATGTTGGGGAACGTGTTTTGCAGCACGGCCTTGACAAGCCGAATGTGGTTGTCGCCCTCGGACCTGTCATCCGTCCCAGCAGGAAGGGCAGGGTTCAGGTCGTCAACGAATGTCGCCGTTTCAATGGTCACAGCCACTCCTTGATCTCATGGCGCACGCTCAACGGTCCTGCAAGCGCCTGCGCCTTTTCCAGCTTGTTGACCCGCTCGACAGCCCCGGCATACAACTGCGCGAACTTGGCGACCGACGCATCTTCCAGCGTGTAGATGCTCGCGTGTCGCAGCGCCCCGAACAGGTACACGTCGGGCGCGTTCTCAGTCAGCCAGTTGGTGTCGCCATCAGCCACCAGAGGAGCAAACGATGACGTATAGGTCAGTGTGCCGGTATCGCCCGCCTCGCCGCCGTTGATGTAGAAATTGGTCCCGATGCTGGTGAAAATCTTGTACCGAGCGTCGGTGTTCAACTCGTATTCTTCCGGCGTCACGTACAGGTACTGATCCCCCGCGATCACCAAACGGCGAACCTCGATCAACCTGTCTGGGTGCGGTTGCACCTCGCCGCCGAGGTTGATGCCGACAAGCGTCTCCATCGCGCGCACGCGAACATCCCGCAGGATGTCCGTTTCTGTCAGCGTGATGAAGGTTGGAATGACGCCCGCAAGGTCGGAGCGTTTGATCCATGAGGCAACCGCAGACTTGATCTCACCGTAGTTCATCGCTACTCCGGTGGCGCAGACACCCGCGCCGTGGCGGGTTGTCGCTTAGGCGGTCCCGCGCGTACTTTACCGCAAGACTGGCGACAACACCAACAGGAACCCGCCAGGCAGCTTGCCGAACCGCTCAAGCTCAAAATGCGCAAGGAATTTCGGCAGCCACCACCTAAAAGGTTGCTGGACGATATGCGCATTTCTGCCGTCTGACAGCACCTTGATTGCCGGCCCGGTATGCACCGTCACCAAAGCAACGCGCTTGGTAAGTTGCGCAATGCGCTCAATCGTGGCGTCAGTGAACTCCGGCTCCACGTGCTCCATTACGTCAATGCACGCCACCATGTCAGCGGGCGCCGGGTCTGCGCTGAATGCTTCCACGCACGGATCAAAACCACGGTAGTCTATCCACGAACCCAAAGACCGGCGAAGCGACTGCCTCGACCCGCACCCATAGTCCAGAAGCGTCTTGACCCCGTAGTGCTGCGCAACCTGAGTGACGAACGGGCCTAGTTGCTCGCCCATTACGCCATACGTTCCAGTGGCGTGCAAAGCCCGCTGCTGATCTCGATATGCCTCGGTAATCATCAGTCGATTGCGTGCGTGACCATCTTCGCCGCATCAAACCAGTCTGCAGCGTGCGGCGCGTTTTGATAGTTCGGCCACGCAGGAATGCCTGCCGTCCAGTGCAGAATTTTGGCGCCTCGGTTCTCACCGTACTCATCGGCGAGCCAGTTCCATTCTTCCGGCAGCGCGCCGATGTGCCTGTCAGGAATGTGCTTGAACTGGTGCAAGTCCTGACTAGGCGTGTCCTGCACGAACTCAGGCGTCACGTCTTTCCATGCGCCGTGCGAGCAGTTGATAAGCATCACGCTTGACCAGTTCTTGCGCGGATACATCACGTTGTCGGCCTCCATCTTCGTGCCGACGTACTTGCGCGGGTGCTTGGTCTGGTAGTTGTGCGGCACGACCTGAACGGCTTTGCGGTAGTCCCTGTAGGCGTACAACTCCGCGATGTCACCCTTGCAGATCATGTCGGCGCCGTCGCAGAACACTGCCCACCCGCTGAAGTTCTGCAGGAACGGGATCAGGTATCGCGTCAGGATAAACGCATTGGTGCCGTCTCTGTGTCCCGCCGAGTAGAACGAACGGAAGTGCCTCAAGTGCACCGGGATCAGTGCCACCGGCATCGAAGAACGATGGATGACGCTGGAGCAGAACACGTGCGAGCCGATTTCCTCGCGCTCGTCAAAACCGTAGTACAGGTTCAGCATAGCCGCCTGATGCAGTCAACCCATGCCTCGGACTTGCGCTGCCTGTGGTACACGCTCGCCGGATACCAGGCGATGCGGTCACCGTGGCAGTACATCCACATCGGATCGTGCGGGACAATAACAGTAGATCCCTTGCCCATCGCCCCGCGAAGATGGTGCACCGTCGTGTGAATGCCGATCACGTCATCCAGCGCATAGACCATCGCCGCCACGTCATCGTAGTTGCGACTCATGGCCTCTGGGAAGAACTTGACCGGCAGACCTGTTTGTTCAATTTCGGATCGTGGATCGACATATTGGAGTGATACGTACACCGCGTCACGGCTTTCGATCAACGGGCGAAACGCCTCCAAGCCAACGGCTCGCTTTTGCATCTGCGTTGACTTCATCTTTCCGCCTGCCCACGCAAGGCCAATGACTGGCTTGCCGTAGCTTTCAAACAGCGCACCCCACATCAGCACGCGCTCTGGATCGGGCTTGAGATACGCAACCTTCGGGCAGTCATCTGGGCTATTTCGGTACAACGCCGGCAGGTTGCCGATAGGAATCTGCGCGTCTAGCTGAACGTCGTCCAGCCATGGCTTTTCTTCCTTTCTGGTGCCGTGAACATCCGCCCACGGGAACGAGCGCCGGAACAGGCTTTCTAGCCTTGCGTCGCAATCAATGATGACTCGCTCAGCACTGCCGCGAACGTCTGCAAGACAAGATGCGTACTGAATCTCGTCGCCTAAGCCCTGCTCTCCATAGACAACAAGCGTTCCCGTTTTCTCTCCGCCCCAAAGCGGCACGCCGAAATCAATGCCGGGGCGGAACTTGCTGCCTAGCGTCGTGGACCAGTCTTTCCAGCCCCTGTTCCAGTCGCCCGTGGCGATCTCGACGAAGCACCTGACCTTGGCGACAAACGACGAATTAGCGTCGTGCCGCTCGGCGCGCTTGATCCACTTCCACGCCTGCGTCCAATCGTTCGTGTCGCAGTACGTGATGGCAATCTGCGAACAGGTCTGCGCGTTCTCGGTGACGCTTAAAGCACGCTGCCACGCCTCACGCGCGATCAGCGGGAACCGCATGTCCTGATAACAGGCGCCGAGGTTGTTCCACGTCTCTACCTTGTCCGGACGTATAGAACACGCGCGGTGAAAGAATCCGAGCGCCGAGCCATAGTGCTTGGCTCGCATCTGGATGACGCCAGCCAGCGTGTTTGCCGGCGCACTGTTCGGGTCATCCTCTAGCTCTTGCAGACACAGGCTGAAAGCCTCGTCCGGGTCGCTGTCTACGACCCTTGCCGCGTCTTCCAAGCGACTCATCAGATGCGCTTGCCCGTCATGTCGCAAAGCTCGTACTTGCCGATGGCACGCAGGGCTTTCTTGATGTCAGCCAACGGCGCCTGATATGGGTTGCACCCATAGGCAAACAGTTGATCCACCACGACGTTAGGAATGTGCAGCGCGTGCACCATGTCCTTCTTGACCTGCCGGCGCCAGTTGTCAGGATCGTTCCTGACGGCTTTGACAGCCTCAAAGATCGGCTCGACATCCTGCCTATAGTCAACGATGAACTCACCGTCTGGGCCAATGAACTCGCGCGTGACGAGCCCATCAGCATCGACTTTTTGACTTAGCTT